GCATTCTTGCACATAATGTGCTCCACACAAGGTGGTAGGATTCATATCCTTTGGTGCCATAGACCTAGTGTTGCAAATTAAACAACACCATGTTGGCCAGCTCAGCCTCGATTAGGCACTGCATGCGTGCATCTATATCGAAGGTTTCGGCAAATGAGATCCGACTAACGTTAGTCGGTAACTTGAAGGTTGAAGCACACCTCATAGTCCCTAATCGATAGTCGCTGAAGTACCACTTCCACGCTCCTCCATAGGATCTCATCTTCTTGGCTAGAACGGATAGGATGGGCATCTCAGGAGACACCAACCCCTCACCAATTCCAATGGTGGCCAAATAATCTCTCCAATTGATGGGCCACTTACCAAAAGAATAACATGCTCTATTGAGTCCCCTGATGGGCTCTCGGCACATAATCCACCCCTCGGTGCTCATGACTGGTTTTGATTGACAAAACTCGATGTCAGAGAAGGACTGAACAGAACTGACTTTGCTCACCATTCCTGATTCACTAAAGTCGACGTTTCTGTGACCATCCACAACAACAACACTATCGTCTCCATCGAGGAAGATGAAGGCGTCGCTGCCGAATTCAGCTCGCAAAATAACATAATTAATGATACAATTGCCGAGAGCGGTGTTGGGATCTCCACTCATTCTCCTGGCAGTACACTTGTACCTCAAGCCGTTTCTTGAACGCCCTTTGTTTTTCTCTTGGAATTTCAAAAGGTAAGCAAATTCTCTCGATGGATTTGCTCGCTTATAAAAATCATGTTCGAGTTTGAGCAGCTGTGGATTAACCTTACTGTCAAACTTGCTGTGGTCTATGAGATAAGCAACAGGGTTTTCGAACAACTGCCACCCTTCCCATAAAACATCAGCTCTTTCCTTAGCATTTAGTCCCTTAGCCACCCAGGTCAAGCCATGGTTAATCAAGGGGTTGGGCTTGTAAAGCAACTTCTCTATCGGAATAGTATACTTAGCAAGCCGTGCCGCATAAGGTGTGCTGCGAAACTGAATCGCACGTGGCGCTTTGGTGGGATCATCACCCTTTTCCAGTTTAACGAACAAGTTAACGGTAGCATGGACAGGCTTAAAGTCAAGCAGTAATCCTCTACTATATCGCTTTCTCATTCTCTGAGGTCGGGTTTTGATAAGCTCACTAGTGGTGAGCTTTTCGACAGGTCCAACTTTGTCAGACAAGTCGCGAAGTATTATGTCATACTTCTTTACATGACCGGGACTCGTCTCATTAAACGGGACAAGATGCCGATCCACCAATGCCGTGTACTCATTACGAATACAACCAAAATGTGCGTAAAGTGGCGGAAGATCCAAGTTGGGTACAAACGTGCGCCGAAATGTGCGAGTGTGTACGCAAACTTGGCTGTTTTGTACATTGATCTCAAAGTCGTTAGCCACGACATCAACCAAAACAGCGTTACTGCAGCAACAAGCAATGCTGCCATCCTCTTCCATTGGATGCCTCCTGGCCCTTCCCCCGGCATGGCAGCTTTTCGCGCCATGGCGGGTCCTGAACGTTCAAAGTCCAGAGTGGTCACCTCATCATCATCTGGTATCATCGCCATGACGATGCTCCCGGTGATGGCTTTCTTCGCCCAAGTAGGATGAAT